TGCTCAAGTTGATGCAGTTACTCTTAGAGATACTCGTCTTCCGTCTTCAACAGTTGTTGTTGTTGGTGCGTTTGTTAGACTATCATTAGCAGTCCCAAGAGCGATAGCACTCGAGAATAAAGCTGTTGCACTTGTGTTTATTCAATCAGCTGCTGTACCGCTAGATTTGTATACATTTACTGTGCACGCTGCTCATGTTCCTGCCGCTGCTTTTGCAACACATACTGCTACGTTTGATATTGTAACAGTAGCCCCAGTTGTATTCTTTCGGTATAATCATTGATAATTACTTGTATCTACGACCTGTTGTCAAGGAATAGTTATTCTTATCTCTTTCGTGCTACTACCTCAGCCTCAATTTATTATCCTCCATCCCGATGCAGTCCTTTCATATAATCATTCCGTTCAATCTGTTTGATATACAATAAGTCCTGTTGTAGGTGATGTAATTGCTGTACGTTGTGCAGATGTCATACGTGGAGGTAAGAAACCTTTTGTAGTACTTGCTAACGTTAGTAAGGAGCTTGCATCAATTGTAGTAGTCCCGATTTCGATACTATTTTGGTGAGATGCTTGAAAAAATGTAGTAGTGTTGTTTGTGATTCTATAAATCGGTTGCGAAGCAGTAGCAGTAGCCTTTAGCTCGAACTCTACTGATCCGGTACCTGCACCAGGTGTTTTATATACAGAATAGCCATATCCCATATTAAGAGATACAGAGTTAGTTGAGAAACTACTATGTCAGTATATACCAGTACCTGTTCTTATACCTTTATTAAAGGTTATAAAATCATCAGTAGTATACTGTATTGTTCCATACGAAGTTCAAGATCATGTATCATCTGTACGTCTTATTTCTATACCAGAAGAGCTTGCTCTTACTGTCTTTCCTGTAAGAACAGATAATGTGTCTCTAAACATAGACGTTCAGTTTACGTCTAATTTGTATCCTGCATCTGTAGCAGATGTACCGACAAAAAGATTACCACTACTAAATAGCCTCATACTTTCGCTTGGAGAACCTCCTGTATTTTGTACACCCCAGACTAGGTCGCCGTACGTATTACCACTAGAGTTTTTCTCTTGGTATCAAAAGTATGCAGGTGCTCATCATCAAGAATATCAAAATCATATTACACGATATGTATTTACTCAGTACTCAAGCCCACCTAACTGCATATATATTGAGTTCATCGGGTTAGTATTTAAGTCTGCTATAGGACTTGTTATTTGTGCTATTGGTTTGTTGGTGTTTAGACCTGTTGTAAGGCGAAACCTCTGTATTGAATTAGTTTTAAAGATTAGCTCTTGTGCATCAGTAGTTCCAATGAAGTCTGTTCCTGCTGTTGTTCCTGCGTTACCGCCCAGAGATCGTTTGTCAGTACCATATACTGGTCAGACGTTTATCATTACTTCCCCGTTTACTGCATGACTTCTTACTACATATGCTATCTGTTGAGCATATCATCATGGATTAGTAGCAGTAAATCAACCACTTGTGTTAGGATATAATACAGTTCCCTCACTAAAAGCACTTGTATCTAGTCATTTGAATAGTCAGTTACTTACAGCCATTCAAAAATCACCAGTAGCCATCGGTGTGTATACTACTCAGATAGCAGGAACAGCGGTACTGTTTCTCTTTGCTACTTCTATAGCTTGTTGTCAAGCGTTGAATCATACAAACTTTATTACATCTCATTTTACAAGTGTTTCTGTTGCTTTTACTCTAAGATGTATTCAGTCAGCGTGTATGAAATTAGTATAGTCATCTAATGTTTTATTGGTTAATGTGTTTACTGATGTTTCTGTTATTCCTCAACCTCCTCATCAAGAGACAGGAGTCCCATCAGGATTACAAATAACTAGACCGTATTTCGTAGGGTCTGATGTGCTTTGGACAACGGACAACAATTTGTTATTTCATTCTCCATCGGTTATAGCTGTTCTTACGGTCTCTTTAGCCATTATATATCACTACCATCAGCATTTAAAACTACTATTCATAATATAGTAGGATCGCTTGTCGTTTCTACAACAGAAACTAGATTTCAGTTCTCTCAATCTGTTATAGCTATTCTTACAGTTTCGTCCATCTTATATATTATAAGTTAAATTCTTTATCTAGTTTATCAAGATCGTTCTTCTTTATACCTTGTTGCTTCATTATTATAAAGAACTTGTATTTTTCTTCTTGGAACTCTGCTATAGTCTTCATAATAGACAGCTCTTTACTTTCTAATTCTTGCATACTCGATTTCACATCATTACCCTTCTTCTCAAGTTCGCTCTTTTTACTTTCAATAATAGACAATTCTTTTTCTATTTGTTCTTCTTTGAGTTTTATCTCTTTAAGGTTTGTCTCTACATAATCTCTCAGAGATTTCAGTTTTGATTCCTCCTCTCTAAATATTGTTTTTTCTCTCTCATATGTCTCTATAGATTTCTTATACTCCTCTTGTCTTTTTTCTTGCTCTATGATAGTTTTATTGTATTGTGATTGTGATGTTTCTAATTCCTTCTTTTCTAACGATAGCAACTTGCGTTTCTCGTCGATTCTTTCTTCTTCCTTTTGGTTCTTGTATGATAGTTCTTTATATTTTTTGTCTATTTCTCTTTCTCTTTCGATTGAATCCCTAATCATCTTGTCAATCTGACTATTCCTAGCTATTGCATCTATTCTGTTCTGCTCTAATATCTTCTGTTCCTTGTTTATTTCCTTCTCCTTATTGGCTAACAATACATCTAGTTTCTCTTCTTTTGCTAATATCTCATTCTTTTTTGTAAATATCTCTTTTTCGAACTCTTCCTTCTTAGATAGGATTTCTTGTGTCGTAACAGTATTCTGTTTCTCTATTCTTTGTTTATCTTTAATTAACTTATCGACACTTTCTGATAAATAAAGAAACTCACTCCTCAACTGGTCTATCTGATCGAGAGTGTATTCGTTTCAATTAAGGATATATACTTCTCTTGTTACCTTTTGCATATATCTATTATAGATAAAGTTCGAACTTCATATTAGCAGTAGATCATGATGCGTTAGTTACGTATATGTTAGTGACCACCAATCCCTCTTCTGGTCTTGTAAACTTTCTTGGACTTTCTGATGCAGTCATTACGATTCAAGGCATACTTGTACTATTGAATCTAATAGTAACAGTTTGATCTGTTGTTACTCTTATAAATCTAGCTTGGTCTACGTTTGCAAAAAGCGTAGGGTTATTTGCTTTCATATCACGATTAGTTTGTCCATTTGCTACTGTAGTACTTACAGCATCATAAGTTGTATTGCTTGATGTTAATATCATTATATAATAATTAGATTATAAAACCTTCTTTCATTGCCCTCTCGATAAGCTTTTCTCATTTCAATAGCCCAAATCATTTTACTTTTTTCTCTCTTAGGTATTCTCTAGCCATATCTTCTGTTACTTCATTGACTGGCGATTCATCAATAATAACTTCTTTTTTTGTTTCTTTTGTAAGCTCTCTTTTTTCAAAATAACTGTTGCCAATCTTTTCGATATAAGATGGTATTTCTAAGCAGTCAATCTCTGCTAGGTTACCTTCTTTTGAGATATAAGATATTAACATAATGGTATATTACTAAATAAAACTAACAAGAGGAACGACAAAAGCCGTTCTTCCTATAGATCTATTAAGCAGTAAATGCGTCTGATCTGATTGATACTCTAACCATAGCAAGAGAATTGTCTCTAAATGTTTTAACACCGTATAGGACAGAGTTAAGGTAGTTATTACCCATCTTGTCAGATACTGATTTTTCAACAACTTTAGGCATTCTTTGTACGATAAGGTATGGATTCCCTTTCACACCAAACAAACAATTTTGTAGTTGTGCAGTAGCAGTCCAAGTATCTGTAGCGTCAGTAAGTGTTTCGCTTACAGCTAATACACCTACTCCTTTAGCAGTAACTGTAAGAGTATTTGCAGTATCGTTATTTACAGCTGTAATTCTAGCTTTGAATAGCTTCAAAGCATCGTCTGTGAGAGCAACGCCCGTAGCAGTAGTAGTACCAGCAGCATTGATGAGAGTAGCAAGATTAGCTCTTGTAGCGTCAGCAGATGCACCAATCAATACATTACCAGCAGTAGTTCCGATAGATGATACGAATGTGAATACTTGTCCAGCAATAGTAACAGTATCGTTAGCTGTAGGTTGTGTAGCAAGTGCTAATACAGCAGTACCAGTCAACTGGTTAGATTCGTAGAAGTCGTAACCCATCCATGATGTAAGGTAACCGTTCATACCTACTTGGTCAGCTTTTGGTGTGTCTTTACCAGCTACGTATTGGATCAAAGCAGATGTGAATTCAGGAGAGATTACACCGTATCTATCTTTAGAAGTAATATTCTTCTTAGAAAGAGCTTGTGATACAGAAGTGATAGTAGATAGTACATTAGTAGATGCAAGAGTACCTACAGATACAGTAGATGCAGCATTGAGAACTTCTCCTAATACATCAGCATCGATTTGATTTGATAGATATTCAGCAGTTTTAGTACCGTACTCAAGAGCTGCAGAATACATATTCTGTGCATCGTCATGGTCATCAACGTAGAAACCTTGTGCGTACTCTTTGTTGATGATAAGCTGTTCAGCTGTATCAGTAAGGTCTTGGATGTTAATCGCAGTTCCTCTTACATAAGCATCAGGTACTACTGACATAGAAGTGTAAGTTCTATTCAAAGTATCACCGTACTTTTTACCTTCTAAACCTTGTTCGAACTTAGCGATCTTCATCGCAACATTCTGTTTGAAGAATTCTGTTTGTTGCTTACCTGCCCAGATCTCTGGGAATGAAGCTGTTAGATTGTTTGCCATAATTGTTAATTAAATAATAAGATAAAGGATTATCTAAACTGAGATTTCCTTGCTTGTGATTCAAACTGTTCTCGATCCTTAGCTGTTCGCTGTGCAACTGGTTTTGGTCAGTCTTGTTCGATCTTGTTTCATCAACCCACCAAGTCTCTCTGTTTAGCTTTAGATAGTTTGTCATGACTTGAGAAGCCATATTTTACTACTATATCTTCGATAGCCGAATTATCAGTAGCTGCAATTTTACGAATTGCTCACTCGAATTGTTTAAGATCAGGGTTTGATGTTAGTATTGATTGTAGAGTCTGTTCGTCTTGTTGTGACTTAGTCAATCATGCCATCTTTTGTTCTACTATCTTCTCTAAATCGTCTGCTTTTGCATAACCTTTAGATTGTAAGTACAACTCAACCGCTTCATCATCACTAGGATCTCATTTATAACCTTGATCCTGTGCTTTGGTTAACATTTCCTTTTCTTTTGCTAATTCTTGTGTTTTACGTGTGTAATCTGATTGTCTTAGATAACCGTTCTGCAATTCATCTAGTGTTACTTCTTGCATCATAGGATTTCCATTAGCGTCAGTTCAGATTTTCACGTTAAATGTTTGTGGAGTGCCATTGCTTGCTCCGTTGTTTTCAGGAGTGATGTTTACATCTTGTTCCATGTGTTAATTGTTAATGAGTTAAAATATCTAGGTCTTCCTTTGATAGGTCTTGTAAAAGAATATTATCTAGGAATGTTAAGAACTCGGTCGCCGCTATCAACTCTCATTGTAGCTTTTTAATGTCTTCTGTTTTGATTGTTTTTAGTCTTTCATTACAGTTTTTTTCTACTCTTGATCGGTAATTTCTTATCTCCATAAATCATTTTGTATCTCTTATTCAATCGATTGCTTGCTTCTGTTTTACAAAGTAATTCATCGCATCCTCTTTCTCTCTTATATAGAGTTCTTTCGATTTATATTCATCTATCATATCATATATTCCCATATGTTGTGTTTATGAATTAAAGACCAGCTGTTATGTCTCATTTTGCTACTGCTTCTACTATTTGTGCAGGTGATGTGGGTTGTTGTTCTGGCATTGGTATGTTTCAACCTCAGCCTCACATCATAGGCATTCAAGGTATATTTACTACTGGTGCTATGTATTTCTTAGGGTCAGTCCCCTCAAATGTAGCCAACGCATCCTTCCCTAATTCCTCCATCTTCACTTGTACTCAAGCTCACATTAACTGTTGTCAGATATTTATCTTAGCAAGTGCATCTTCTCTTCTATTTTCTAAACTGTCGTATGATGATGATCCAGCTTCTACTGTTATCTCGTATTTATCTAGTGCGTCCATTATAGCCTCTTTGTTTATCTCCCAATATCCTTCTCAATCAATCTGTTTTATAGTAATGTTTTCGTCAAGGTCTTCAGCTACTGCCGTGAGATATTTGTAGGCGAATCTTTCTAATCATTTCTCGTAGTGTTTTCTAATCTCATCTACTACTGTATTACTTTCAAAGAATTTAATTCTCATTCCAGTAGCAGTATTAGTCAGTCATTGCTGATTTTGTGAGTTATTAGTATCGATAGTAAACGTCAATCATTGTATTTGTCTTTCAAGATCGTTTTGTTCTTGGAAGTATGATGAGTTTATCTCTCTATGTGGCAACTCTTGCAAGTTTAACATAGCTTGATCTACTGACTTAGTAGTAGTTATTATATTGTTTGGTTTGTTTATAAGCGACTTCGGATTTACTCAACTGTTAGGAGACCATATATAACTTCTATTAAGACTATTTGTAATATATTCACTAGCACTATTCTTTTTAAAGTTAAGTTCTTGTTGTAATCACAAGATAGGCTCGAGAAATCAAGTCGATAGATTAGTTTCAGTATCCTCGAAACATCTTATTTGCTCAAACGGTATTTGTGTTATCTCTTTAATACATATACACAATAATCAGTTAGCAACACCGATCTCATATAGTCTTTCTTCTCATTTAAGATCATATATACCGTAGTATTTTATCACTGTAAGATTGTTTTTGTCTATTTCAGGTACATCTGTTATGTTAAGACCTACAATAGATTGTATTTGTTCCTTATAATTTCCACTATCTTTTTTTAATTCTGCTATCTGTTCTAGTTTGTCTATGTTTATATAATCGTCTTTATTAGATTTAAGTTCTGATAGCCTTACTCATGTCATAGGTTGTATGACAGCAGGACAATCTGAGAACAATACATATCTAGGATCATAGAATACATCAGTCCATGAAACAGGTTCCATTGTTACATACTCGTCAGTTACCTTTTCCTTGATTTCTTTGTCTATCTTTCTAACCTGTTCTACTCCATATTCGTCGATATATTGTTCCTCTTTGTCTACTTTCTCTAGTTTTCTTGATATAATATATTTCTTTTTCACTTTAGCGTATCATGGTCAGTAGTTTACCATACCTTTTGCCCACAATCTTGCTGGTTCTTGAAGATTATACTTCTCAAATGCTGTTGTTAATAGGTCTCTGATTGCTTGTCATTGTAATTGTAGCTCTCATGCTTTCTGCTCATCAGCATTCCCCATTATCTCAGGGTTTATATTTACAATCCACTTCGGGTTTCTTCCAACTATTCTAGGTAAAATCTTATTTGATACCTCGTGCATCTTGTTTACCTTAAACGTCGTAGACCAGTCGGCTTTCTTAGGATATATAAACGTAGATAACTCTTTATATACGTTAAAAAGTCTGTTATGATATGGTCACAATAGCTCTTTATATTGTTTTAGAGTATTATTTACGTGTAATACTGCTTCTTGTTGCTGAATAAGCGTGGGATTCTCTTTTATCATGAAGTATCTCTGATAAATATAAACATATTAGTGATAAAACATAAAATGCAAGCGATTTTAGTATATATCGTCGTTGTATCATCATATTATCACTGCTCAATTTTGATCGTATGATATACTTATCTCGTTTTTGAATGCTCTATTATTCGGTGCGATCTCATACATAGAATATAACATCTGCTCTGCATCTATAATATCATCATGTTGTCATCTTGGGAATCTCTTTAATTCGAACTCTAATTCTTCCATACCTAATTTATGATATATGTGTCAGTTACGATATAACGGTATAAGTTTCCTCAGCTTTGTCTCTTTGTCTCACGATTGTCTCAGTTCCTCTATATTCACATTTATTCATCTATTCTCTGCTTCTGCTTTTAGATTAAATCATATCATAGACTGTGCTTGAAATGCTTCTACTCCTATCTTTTCAGGATTTCGTTTTGTCTGGTGGTATAATAATTTGTCTTGTAGTTCTGCTGGATTGAATTTTCATGCTGTATACTCTAATATATACATATCCATACCATCAAATCATGCAGTCATTATACAACTATTATCTGCTGTTGTTTTCTTAGAGAATGCGGGATCACAAGCTGTAAATATTCTGAGTTTAGATGGCTTCTGATCGTCGGTATAATAACGAAACCACTCCTCATGGAACTCTTGTGTATCTTTGTTTACTGGGTTCTGTTGGTATTGCGTAGAAAATACGACAGGCTTCTGTGCCTTTTCTGATCTTAGCCATTCAATAGGGAATCTCTTTTCAAAGAAACTCTCTCACGCTTTTCTATATTCATCATCTGATTCTGCTATAGCTGGAATGACCAATTCCTCCCATTCTTCTCATACTCCTCTTCTTTTCTGATCTAATAAGTGTCACGTCAAATCATTATCGTGTAGTCTTTGCATCATAACTACTATCGCACCATCTGTTTTGCTATTCAATCTTGATTTCAATGTCTCGTGGAAGTTATTGTTTACTTTGTTTAGGATAAGATCACTATTAGCTTCTTGTGGATTGATCGGGTCATCTATAATCATGATGTCACAACCGAATCATGTAATAGATCATTGTGATCCACTAGAGAAGTATTGTCAATCATCTGTTGTCTCTCGGTGTTGTTGAGTATTCTTATCAGGTTTAAGCCCTTTTCTTCTAGGGAACACAGATAAGAACGTATCAGACAAGTACATGCTTCTTGCTCATCATGAGTTCTGTTCTGCTAGTGTTGCAGAGTAAGAGATAGCCATGAACTTTAATCGTGGATCATGTCATAGACACCATACTGGGAAAGCCTTACTTACTATCTCTGTCTTTAGGCTACGGGGTGGTATGTTAATGATAAGTCTCTTTATGTCTCAGCTATATACTTTCTCTAGTTTATCACATATAACTCTTATATGCCAGTTATCATCAAGATTCTCTTTTTTCTCGTTCTTCCGATAGAATTTTAGAAACTCATAGAAACTGTCTCTCTGTGGTGCAAACATTGCTTCCATTCTTTTTATTGATCGTTCTTTTAGTGCTTGTTGTTCAAGAGTTCCCATAGGATTGTTCTTTAGATAAAAATTAGTTTAATAAGATTACAAAGATAATTATAAATGTTAATAATAATTCTCAGAGCATTTCCATTATTTATTTATTTTAGAAGATAAAATAGATGCTCATGCTCTTAATGGCTTTTCTGCCTTAGATAGCTTTTCTGCTGCTGTTCATAATCTCATTAAGAAATCAGGATCTTTTGCAAGTTTTGCGGATTGTGTACCAACAACAGAGAAGGCAAGTACTTTACCTAGTCATCATAGCAAATCTCATTGTTTGAAATCTTCTAATCATGCAACTGCTCATATACCAGCTCATCATACTCAGCCAATTAATTGTCTTCATAATATCTTTCTTATACTTTCATCTTCTAATATTTTTTCTACTACCTTTTGTTTTCAGTATTGTGCATATAACTCTTTAATCTTTCAAGAACTACCACCTCAGCTCTCAACAGCTTTGTCTAATATATCTTTAAGTCATGTTGTTATTACTTTTTGTATCTTAGAATTACCTTTTAAGTCTTGAAATCATTTACTTAATAATGTATTAGGCAATGTGCTATTTATTTGTTTAATCTGTTGTACTACTTCTTTAGGTGTTATAACTCAGTCTGGTATCATATCATCAACAATAGATCATACTTTAGTTATTAATTCTTTAGTCGATTGTGCAGATTGATTTAACTTATCGTATCATAATTTCTTTATAAGATCATTTTTCAGTCACTCTTTTACCGCTGTTCCTTGTATATTTCATGCTTGATCTGCTGTTTGTTCTATCGCTTTCCATGTATTACCTAACTTATCTTTAATGTTTGTTATACCAGCTTTAATACTTGGTGGTAATTTCTGTTCTAGGACCGCTTCTCATGCTGTTTGTCAATATTTGGCTAGATCTTTTTTAGTTGATTGTGCTGTCTGTGAGAATGCAGATCAATATAATCATTTCTTTGCAGCAGATAATAAACCAGATGCTCAACCTAAAACTCAACCTATACTAGCACCTAAAGCGGTTTCTCATAATGTTGCAGCCTTTCATTCACTAGCAATATTAGCTAATTGTGTTTGTATTGCTCATCATCATGCTCATATAGCTGTTTTAGCTAATATTCATAATTTACCAGCTCATCATCATATAGGATAAGTTAAAGCTGTTGTACCTGCAAACTCTCATACTTTCTCTCATATTCAGAACTCAGGTGTTTTAGCTCTTTCTCATACCAATCATTGTAACTCTTTTTGTCTCTGTTCCTCTGAAAACATTCTATCTCTTTCTTCTTTACTTAATGTAGGATCTAAATAAGATACTCATTTTCAGATCATTGATCATACTTTAGCACCTCATGCTAATACTCATAGTCATCATGATATAACTTTATCTGTTCCTACTCATTGTATTGCTCATGCTATAGGCGATACAACACTTGCTATCTTTCATACTCATCATAATACTCTATTTAATGGTGTTTTCTTTTCTACTGTAGGTAAATTATATATCTCAGGATAGAATTTCTTTGCTTCTTCTATTGGCATACCATCTTGTAAATCTTGATACAGATCTTCTACAACATTAGCAGGTATATCAGGATAATATGTTCTTAAATCATCTTTTGGCATTCAAGATACCACATCAGCTTGTAAATCATTTAATGCTTGATCTTTAGCTTGTGTAAATCATTCTTTAACTGTTGATGTCATACCTCACAACAGCTCTTTAGCTTGTTCTTGTTGTTTTGCAACATTGGCTTGTCATATCTTACCGGTAACCTCTGCAGTTTTTACTAATCAAGGAAGCAATGCCTTTGCTCTTGCTTGTGGCATCGTTTCTTTTTGTACTGCTATTAATCATCACAGAGATTTATTTGCTTTCTTCTCTGTGTTTTTCTTCACCACTTCTTGTGATGTTTTAGCTGTATCTACTAATCATTGTAATAGTTTTGGTATAGCCATTGTAAT